ACATCATCAACTACATTATTTTCTAATATATTAGGATATTCAGGACTATACATAAAATGTTCTCTTGCACGAATACGATGTCTTGTACCATTAATATTTATATAAAATGTTGGAGTTATTACATTAATAGTTCTATATCTACCACTTTGTCCAGATAATACATATTTAAGTGAAGACAACGGCATATGACGTGAATAATGTGAATTAATATAATTTATATTTGTAGGTAATGATATCATATTTCCATCTATAGATATATTTGAAAAATTTATATGATTAAAACATTGCCATGCAAAATAAGGAATTAATTTACTATTTTTTAATGAAATTATGTATTTAGAAGGTAATATATTATTATATATTATTCCTAATGTTTTTTCATCTGCATCTTTAATATTTAGAACATATTCTTGATTCTTTTCATAAATAGATGAAAATTGAATAGTACGATCAGATGAATATGTATCTGGATTTACAAAATTTGGTATTTCATTAATAGCAACTCTAGAATTAGGTTGTTCTTGTACTACTGTCGTCATTTTTAATTAGTTTATTAATTTTAACAGTATTCATTAGAGGTGTATATGTTTGAAAGAAAAATGGAACTTGTTTAGGTCCATAAACCTCTGTTGAAATATTTGCAAGATAATTGGTATATATTTCAGTCATTATACCAGCAATTTTCATTGCTAAAAATCTTGTCTGTTTAAATGTACATGGCGCATCTTCTATTGTATTATCCGAAAATATATGATTAGTAAGATATTCTTCTTTTGCAAGTTCATCTGTTCCAATAATGGTAAATATTTGAATTTGCTCGGCTGTCAATCTTCCATCCATATAAATACAATTTCTTTTTTCTTTTTCTGTAAGACAACTATCTACAGTTTTACACCATTGTTTAAATGTTAATTCTCTTGGTAACATTTTATCAAAACCAGTAAGAATATGAGTAAATGGTAATACTGTATCTTTTTCTATTTTTGAATTTGACATATTAATAGACAAATCACAAAAATCTATAATATTATCATATACAGCTCTTACTTTACTGGTATTGATTTGAGATTTTTTAAAAAATTGACCAGCAAGATTTACTTCTTCTACTGTATCAAAATCTATAATTGTTATATTTTCACAACCAGCACTAGCAATCGCTAGTGCCAACCATGAAGAAATCCCACCAGCTCCACCAATAAATAATTCTTGATTTTGAATTGTTTCAAACCAAGATGCATCTTTAAATCTTGTATATTTATTTGGAACAATTTTTGTATCTACACTCATGTTGTTATTAATTTTTTAGTTGATTTCATTTTTTTTTTCATATCATTAATGATATGGTTACAAGTAGACTGGATAAGTTTACATATTTCAGTATAATTTTTTACATACATACTTGTACTAAAGAATGACATTGTTTCACGTAATGTATTTACATATAATTCAAGATCTTTCATGGTATCAAAAGTACCAAGAATACTAGTATATGCTTCTGGAATTGTATCTTCTAAATTTGTTTTGAAGATTATTTTATCATCCTCTGTAACATAAGATTTTGTCAAATCATGTAAGATTCTTGTTAAAGAATATAATTCAGCTTTATATTTTATTTCTTCAGAATAATGTGCTTCTATTAAAGCAATAGTAATAAAATTTATAAATACATTTTCAATTTCTTTAACATTTTTAGTATTATTTGTATTATTTGTATTGACATTCCCTGATACTAAAACTTGACTTCTACCATTATTATGATCAAATTCTTTAATAATTTCATCTAATTTTGGTGAACTATAATCTTTACTATCTAGTTCTGTAAATAAATCATCAAGCTCAGAATATCTATTATTATAATATTGATGATAATTATGTGGTGAAACTGAGATTTTTGGAACTTTAGGTGCTTTAATACTTTCCATAGATTCCAAAAAGGTTTTATTAAAGAAAATTTCTTTGTCTTCAAAAATAATTTCTGGTTCAAATACTACCATTGACATTTTTTCTGGATATTCTTTTGTATAAGTAGCTGTTTGACCATCAATATCAGTAAATACACCTTCGTTTTTTGATTTTAAAGATGCTGCTATAACAAATTTTGCATTATATTCTTTTCTATTATTAGTAATAATAGAGAGATATCCATTATGATTACGAACATTATCATCTAGTTCATCCATATCTGTACCACTAAATCCAGTAGCCATATTTACATGTGAATGTACATGACCAAGTCTTGAACTATATAATGTTTTAGGATCAATACCTCTTTCTTCAGCAAGGTTTTTCATATACTTTTGAACTTTGGGACCAAATTTATAATCAGTATAACCTGCTGTTCCCTTGTCCATAGGAATAATGTCCAGTGCTTCAATGAATATACTTTCTTTGGGTACTTTAGCTTCACTTGCATTAAATAATGAAAGTATAGAACCAGTTATTTTATAGATAACAATACCACTCCATTCTACATTGGAAATATTTTTACAAAGTATATCTGCTTGTTTATAAAATTCATCAGAAATCAGAAGCAATGGGCGAGCAAAACTGTTTACTATTGGTAATACTATTTTTTTTGATATTACAGACATTTGTATAATATTTTAAAATTAATTTTATTGTTGAAGGATGAAATACTTTTTCAACTGTTTTTCTTTCATCAAATCTTACATTTTTATCAATTAAATTGGCTTGAAAAGTTTTATCTCTAAATGGAAAATAATATTCTTCTAAATATTTAATTTTTTCTTCAGAAAAAGAATATTTTAAAACATCTTTAGCATATACATAACAAAAATTAGGTTCTGTTCCTTGTCTTAACATATAAATTTCATCAGAAAAACAAGATTTAAATTTGTCATAAAAAAGTGGTTCTAAATTAGAATTATAATTGACTTCTATTTTATTATTTTCATTTAAAAATAATTCTATTTGTTTATCTCTAACTAAATCATTTAGAATAATTAGAATATCTTGTGAATAAGAATTTATTTTCTCTCCCATATAAATATTGGAATGAATATTAGTATTACTTGATATATCACCTGTTCTACCATTATTTCTACCAATATTTCCTATTTTTCTATAAGGTCCACCTTCAATACTTTCGTATTCTAAATATACTTTTATAGATCTAAAGAAAAGTATCCAATTATTGATGTTTTTTTGAAATTTATTTTGGCTATTTATGACACTCATTATTTTATTAATACCACCGTTACCAAGACAAAAATCTGAAAATAAAGTTTCATATTGTTGAAATTTTAATGCATTATTTATTTCTGATAAACTATAATATCTATCTGTTTCTACAAATTCTCTCCAAGGACCAAATGAATTACGAACTGCACCACTTAAATGACTATGAGAATAACCTGCAATAATTTCTTTTTTAGTATATGAAGTTCTCATTCCACTCATATTACATAATTGCAATCTGTTAACAGATTCATCTGTATAAATTGTTAATTTTACAAATATGTCATGAATAACATGTTCTTCATATTTCATATTTGTAATATTAATTGTTGGAAAATGAATTATAATAAAAAATTTACCTGTTTTAAAAGACATTTCAGGTATAATTTCAAATTCATCTGGATATGTTTTTCTTAATGCAGTCAATATGATATTCATTATATCAATTGATGTATCAGAAAGTTTAAAATTATGTTTAAGATTTAATTCTTTAAAATCAAAATCATTGTTATATATTATTCTTTCCATGTTACAATAAATAAAAAAAGGGAATAAACAAATATATTGTCTATTCCCTTTAAATTAATTAAAAGTTAAGTAATTAAATCCAACCCTTTTTTTTTGCAATTTCCTTATACTTGATTTGACAAAGATCAGGCATTGCAAAATGATTGACAATTGAACTAACAATAGTCCCAACAGTTGGTCTATCCGTTGCATCAGAAGTATATACTATATATTTATAATCAATAAACTTACAAATATCTTCAAGAGTGATTGTGTTATCAAGAAAATCTTCTTCTGATTTCATCTTTTCTTCATAAGCATACCACTTGGTAAGCATCTCATTGAGTTCAAGGGTACTGAGCATTTCAAAGTCACCGAAAAAATCTTCTGCCTCATCACTATTTTCAATAATGTTGTTGATAGTACGCTTAACTGCATTATAAGGAAGCTGATTCATTCTTGCACCAGATTTTGTCTGTCTAGGATAAACAAAAAGACAGAAATCTTCTGAAGGAATAGTATCAGAATCTGAAATATATTCTTTCTCAGATTCATCAGCAACATTAGAAGTTGACCAAGGATAACTATTACCAATAGCAGTCTTTAGCTGACCATAAGTTGTAACAGTAGAAAGAAGGTCAACAACATTACCGTTGATACCAGCTGTACTATAAATTGTAACTTTCATTTTTTTATATCAAAATTTATTAAAATAATTATTTTTTTAAATTAAGGGTATTTTTTAACCATTTTTCTGTAAACTGTTTACCCTTAAAACAGTATATTTCCGAAATATCTTTTAGGTGTTTTTCAGGAGTATAAATTAAATTTGTTGGTTTGGTAATTATTTTAGCTAACTTATTACTAGCATTTATACCAGCATTATCGTTATCATAAAATATTGTTATGTTATCATAATTTTCAACAAAATCATTTATATTATCTGGTATTGAACCCTCACTTTGTAACCATATAACATTATCTTCTATAAAATTATAAATTACTCTATAATCTTTATAACTCTTTGTAATTATCAAATTTCCATTATTTGTATATTTACCTAAAATATAATTTTTAGGTATATTTGATAACCATTTTGAATTTTTAGAATCTAATGGTCTGTAAATTTTATATTTATTATCATTAGTAGATATAGCATAACCAATTTCTTTCAAAGATGTATGTTTCCATATATTATTTTTTCTCCATGAATAAAAAGAAATTGGAATAGTTTTATCTTCTTCTAAATTGGCTATAGTAATACCATATCTATCTGTCCAATAAATATTGTCTCTTTTTTCCCAATCTCTTTTTTTTGGTATTATAAGAGTTGGTGTTTTTATAGGTTTATTAAAATTTTGTATAATCTTTGGTTTTAAATTAATATCTCCTATAGCTATATTATTTTTAATATAAGAGATGGCATCTTTTAAACTTAAATTATACATTTTTACTATAGAACCAACAGCACCTATTGTACTATCTGCCCAATCTACAAAATAAACATGGTTATCTTTTTTTATAAAATAACAATTTGGATAATTATCGTTTCTAAAAGGACTAACATATTTTTTATCATAATTTGGATATTCTTCAAATACAAGTTTAAATATATCTTCTTCTGAATAATAAGAATATATACCATCTATAGTATTTGGTATATAAACATCGGGCTGATAGTACATAGGATTTTATTTACTTATTTAGTTCCACAAAACTTCAGAAGCTACACCATCAGTACTTTCTGAACCTTGAAAACCACTTTTCTGCAATTTAGCAAAATTACTACTAAGAAACCAACTAGTTCTAGTAAATGGATGAATATTATTATTATTATCATCAATGTACTTGAGACCACTAGTAACATCTTTCTTCCATGAACCAACAGGTGTTACATGAGTATGAATAAAATTACCATGCTTCATATTTTTAGGAATCTCAAGAAAACTATTTTCTTTACCATCAGGAATATTCCATTGATATTGAAGAAAAATATCAAGAGGAACTTTCATATAATCTTTAGGTAGAAGTGAAATAAGAATTTTAACATATTCACCAAAACTAACTTTGTTTGTACCAACAGCAGCTTTAATAGTATCAGTTGTTACAAAAGGTTTCATAATATGTGTTAAAACACCACTGAGTTCTCTCTCCTGTTTTGCTAATTCCAAAGAAAAAGATTCATCTCCTGCAACAATTTCTACATTTCCTGAAAATACTTTGTTGACTGGAAATTTCTTATATCTCATTGGATTAGTATCACCGTCAATAAGAATTTCTACGTTTAATGCTTCAACAGGATCATTAACCCATTCAATTTTTATAATTTTACCAGTATTAAGACCAAAATGTTTTGTTGATCTTACTGTATCTTCGCTAAATCCGTATCCCATATTAATATGATTCTTCTGTTAATAAAATTTGTTGATTGACATCTGGATCTTTTTCAAATATACTAATTTGATTTTCAGAAATTTCTATAGCAGGAATTTCTTCATCAAATGTGTTTATTTGTGTATTTTCTAAATCATCAACGATGTCAATTGGTGATTTGGGTGCTCTAATTCCTTTTAATTTTTGATGAGAAAAGATTACTTTCATCTGTGCACCAGTTAACTCAAAATCTCTTCTAATATCGGATCTTTTTGCGCCTTTAACAACAGCATCAAAAATATCACTCAATTTTACTTGTTTTGCCATATTCTTTTATATTTATTTACCATAATTTCTTACTGCATCTACTACTAATCCCATATCATTTTTGATATAAAGATCATCAAATAAACCCTGAGATTTAGCTGGATATTGACCATCATTCTCAGTTACAAAAAATTTCTCTACTTTTTTAACAGATTCATTATATTGTGATTTACCAAATAACATTACATCAAATTTTCCTTCAGGCGTTAAATATTCTTGACAAATATTATATAATGCTTTTAAGTTGAGTAATTATTTCAACACATTATAACTTAATATTTCTATTAAGATTCGACTATATCTTTATTTTTATATGACCAAACAAAACCATAAGCAGTTTTTAATCTACCAGAACAACAAGACCATATATTAGATTTTAAATAACCTAATTCCTCTTCTATTTGTCCTAATGTAAACCATTCTTTTATTAGTTCATTTTCTCTACTAAATTGTAATATAAGATACTTAGATTTTTTAATTCTAGTTTCCATACTCAATTTTTTACCAATATTACATTGTTTTATTTTCTCTTTTGTACTATCACTAAGTATTTTTCCTTTGTGAGAATTAGAAATTTTTAACTTTGTAATTTCAGTTCTAGATTTACCTTTTAAAGAATTAGATATTTTTTCTTTGTGTTCTAATGACATTTTGTAGCCTAATGTCCCAGATTCACCACCAATAGAATGATTACATAAATTTGGATATATAGAAATAAAATATTGTTCTCTTTCTATCCAATTTTCACATTCTTCAATTAATTCAATTAATGGTTTTTTATTTTTTTCTAAAAGAGAATATATCCAACAAGAAACATGAGATATTCTTGATTTTTTTGCTTTTGTAATATGTCCTGAAAGTCTCTTTTTTAAAGATTCTTTTGTTTTACCAATATATTTTATATCATTGGTTTCAGGATCTATTAATTTATATATTTTGGTCATTATTTTTACTTTAATAGTTAATACTATAGTAAAAATAGTAAAATACTCACTGTTTCCAAATTAAGTAATTAGTTTAATTTGTACTCTCCCACAACAGGAGATAGTCTGTGAACCTTATTCCTTTAAGGAATCTTGGCTGCTGATTGCCCAATTCTTACCTCTTTTACTATACTATAATCATTACTGTTATAGGGAGTGTGTAAGACTCTAAGGGTGTTCCAGTCAATTAAATGAGTAATGGCCCAAGATGACCATCTTACCTGTAGTCTTCATACGATAACTAATATCACCAGTATTATTTACTTTATAATCTTCTGAATGAGCTAAACAAATAATAATTTTTGTTTTAGCTAATTCATCTAATGCGGTAAATATCAAACCCATATCATAACCAATTTGTTTTGGCGTATCCCAACCATTTTTCATAGCATTAGCCATGTAAAAATCTTGCATAATATAGTTAAAATCATCTATAACTATAATATTAAATGGTGAGTTCAATAAGCTTTTTAATACTGGTACAATAACTTTTGCATTACTTGTAATAATTCTATTACCATCTTTTAAATTATCAGGTGTTGTAACTTTATAATTAGGTGTCCATTTGGACACACAACTAATTAAAAAAGTTTCTTTTGGATCAATACCTTTAATACCCAATTTTTCATTTTTAAGTAAAGAAGTAGTTTTACCAAAACCACTCTCACCTAATACAAGAATTTTTATCATTCTTTTTTATTTATTGTCTTAAAGTAATTAATATTACCTGCCATTTCAGTACACATATGTTTTGGACATTCTGTATCTCTACTAAATACTAAATGAATACTTCTATAATTTGGATATTGTGATAAATCAATACCAAAATGATTATCCAAATTATATTTTTCATCTCTAGGATTAAACAAAGTAATTAAATAATTTGTATCTTCACCTATATTTGAAGTATCCTTAATATCTTCTGCTGTAGGATACAACATTTCTTTATTATATTTTATTCTATCTATAGCAGCAATATTTCTATTAATATGAATAACATTAACAAATGTAAATCCAAACAAGTTTCTCATTTCAACTTGATAAGAAGACATTTTGTCAACATTTTCTTTCATATTATATCCACGTTCTTTATTTATTCTTCTAACATGATCTGTTATTATGATTGTATACTTATTAGGATCATTTGGTGTATAACCTGATATTCTTTTTTTCGGAATATCTAAATTTCCTTCTCTTATTGTATAATCTTCATATATAAGTTGACCATTTTTTTGAGCATAAGTATAAAGATAACTTCTTATACCAGTAGGATTATTATTTTCTTCAATAAAATCTACAATACCTTCTTTTATCTTTATACCTTTCTCATTATATTCACCAAATAAAGGAATTAACTTTTCATGATATATTTTGAACAGTTTTTCTTTATGATCAGCAGAAATAGGAATTAAATTATTATTATCATCCATTAATCTACCAGCTAAATATCTGGGAGACATTTGGTATATTTTATCATTATATCTAAAATTGAATATTTTATACAATTCATACATATAATAAGCTGCAAATTTAAATTCTTTTTCAACTCTTGGTATTTCTAATGAATAATAAATCCAATGAACATTTGAAGCTTCTTTAAGCATCATTTCTTCATATGGTTTTAATAAAAAACAAAAATCTACAAATGTAGTTTTTCCAGTTTTAGCTTCACTGGCAATACAATAATTACTTCTTCTTTGTATACCATCAATTGCTTTATCGAGTCCTGTTAAACCAGTAGTAAGACCAATGTTTTTTCCTGCTTGCCCTTCAAGAAATTTTCTTTCAAAATTCATTACATCATATCATAAGTTTTCGAAGATTTGGCTTTACTTAATTCAAGATATTCTTTGAGTCTGGATTGAGGATCAGGACCATTTTTCTTAATAAAATAATCTGCTCTTTGTAAATATCTTACATCATTTATTGTATCAAGATATGCTTTAGTTGCTTTCATGACATCATCAGCTCTTACTGAAGGATTTTCTTGAAAGAACTTTATCATTTTCTTTTTTACATTATCAAAAGTACTTGCAGCATCTTTTCTCATTAATCTAAATAGATTCTGATACTCATATACCCATTCCCAACCATCATCTTTAATATCATCATTGTCAAATAATGGTATATGCCACTTTATTGAGTTTGTTTTCATATCATACTCATAAATACCACTTGTATTTAATTGCTTAACTGCTACTGTAATTATATTACAAGCATCATATAAATATTCAAAATCAACATTGTGGTATATACCCAGAAGACATAATAGACCTGTATTTAGACCTATATTTTGTTCTTCTAATATTTGAATAATTTTTTCGTTAATATTAGTCACAAATAACGTTTAGATTTTTGGTTACACTATTTACCCAATCTTCATCTATTGTGTTTTGAGCACATAAGATAAATATTTTACTTAAACAGTCTTTACCTTCCTTCAATCTTAAGGTTCTACCTATCCTTTGTGTAAGTATTAAATCAGATGCATTTACTTGCATTATAATTGCATTATCTACATCAGATATATTAACACCTTCATTTAAACCATTAACACAAGCAAGTGTATTAATTTCACTATTTCTGAATTTTTGTAAATGAAGTCCTTTTTCTTTGCTTTTTTTACCAGAGTGATAAGTATGAAAATGCATTGCTTCAGCTGTAGCTATGCTATTTGCAAAAATCAATGTACGTTCATTTTTTTGATCTATTTTAAACAAAGTTTCTTTTCCTACAATTATTTTACTATTTAAATTAGATAAAAATCTTGCTCTCATTAATCTAAGAAATTTTAATTTTTGTACATCATAATGATTACAATACACAGAATTATCTATTTTTTCTTTAAGAATATCAATTGTATTAGTAATATAATCATATTGACCTCTTTCAGTTACATAAAATCTTTTACTACTATTACCAGCAGGTATATCTTTTATTGTGTTATTCAACCAAACAGGTATAATCTTAATTTCATAAGGAGAAATAAGACCTAATTTGACAGCTTCATCCAATGGAATATTAGCAATATTATTAAAGTTATAAACTTTTAATAAATATTGTTTCATAGGATCTTTAGGAAAAGTTGCTGTCAACCCCAATGCATGTTTGATTATGTTGTTTTCAAAGACAATCGAATTGAATTCTGTAGTTCGATGAATTTCATCAAATATTACAAGATCAAAAGTCATGTCTTTAATTTTTGTCAATGAAGCATAACATTTAATTTTAATGTTTTTTAACATAGTATTTGTTGTGTTCCATTTTTTTAATTCATTAGGCCAATCAATATCTCGTAATTCAATAGTTGGAACTACAATTAAAATATTAGCTTTTTTTTTAACAAAAAAAGTTTTTAAATAATCAATAGCAATTTTAGATTTGCCTACACCTGTAGCTGCTATTACAAGATTATTTATACTAGGTGACATTATTAAATTATTAACAATTTCACTTTGTATTTCTTTTTTAGTTTTTTTCATTGTTTTCTCCAATTAACAGTTTATTAGCTTTATCTATGTAAAAATCATAATTTATGTTTTTAAATAATTCACTTTTAATTTCATCATTTAAATAATTACAAGGAGTACATAAATAATCCTTCTGTATATTGAATTGACGTTCATTCATTATTTTTAACAAAGTATATCCAGTATTGGTAACTAAATATCTTGTTAATTTTGGTAATTGAATAATATCATCACCATTAATACCAATTAAATTTGAATCTTTATTAAGTTTTGTTCTTAAAAAGAAATCAAATATATCATTGTGATTTTTAATAAAATCTTCAATTGGAATATTATGAAGATAATATGCTTCTACAGCTTTTGGAACTATTAATTTAGAATGATCTTTATATAATTCTCTTTCTATTGTATAAGGACCTTTTTGTTTAACTTTACCATCTTCATATATTGCTATATATGAATTACAATTAGAGATTAATATTTTACTATATATATTATATTCTAATTGAAGTTTTGTTAATTTTTCCCATGATTTACAAATATCATAAAATTTATTAATTTCATTTGATGGTATAATGATTTCTCCACCATCAGTATTTATCATTAATAATTTACTATTTGGTATATCCATTAATTGTTCACATAACATACTAAGAAGTAATTGACCATTCAAAGTGCTTTTACATATAATATTTCTATTATAAATGGACTATATCATGATAAATATTCAAATTTATATTTTTTTATACTATTTCTTGTTTTTTTACATACTTTTACAATACATGAAGAATCAATATTATAGTATTTCGATGCTTCTTTTATTGTATTAAATACTAAACCATCATTTATAAATTTTATTTTTTATCTGTGGTGTTTCCCAAGTAATATTATTACTAAGTACTCTCTTACGAGATAGTCTCTGAACCCTTCCCTCTTCAGGATTCGGCTGCTGATTGTCCATTATGTGTTTATTTAAGATTATAATATATTTAATTATTAATATACTATAAATGGTCAAATAAAATAACATATATTTAAACTTTTTTACTTTCACACTCAATTATCTCAAATTCATGTTGTAGTGTTTAAATCTTTAGGATATTCCAGCAATTAACCACATTTATTGTCCACCATTTTGTTAATGGACATTGTAAACTGAGGATCATATAATGAAGAATGTATAGAATTAGATTTACCATATGCACCATTTAATGCTAATTTATACAATTCATTTCTACTATCACTTTTAGGATATTTTAATCTTTCATTATATATATCTTCATAAATTTCACAAAAAGTATTACCCAAATGTAAAGGAAACAAATTGTTTCTAATACTAATATTTGGATACAAAGATTTAACATCAAAAGTCATTATTTTGTAATTTTCATCACTATAATAAATACCTTTTTCAGCCCCATGTATCCCACCAGTCCCAAATGTAAATTCAAAACCTTTATGTACCACATTTAATTTCTTAAGATTTGTCTTTTTAAATATCTTAATATTAATATTAGGTTTTAATTCTTCTATTTCTTCTAATGGTATTTCAGTAAAAACACTTTTTGTTTCTTTTATAATTTTTTTATTAAACCAATTAAGTATGTTTTTAAATGGTTCATGTTCAAATGTTATATAAGGAAAAATGATATCTTTTAATATGATTTCTTTTCTATATGTTTGATCTAAATCTTCTTTATTTAAATGTTCTTTAATTCTTTTAATTAAAATATATTCACCTAATTTAGGATTATTATAGTTTAAAAGATTTGTTTTATATAAATAACTAGATTTAAACCTATCATCAATTAATGTTTTAGTTCTTAAAAACAATTCATATGTAGCATTGATATCATTAACACAATATTCTTTAACTACATCTATTTCATTTAATTCTAATACTTTATCATGTGCATAAGGTAATTCTTGAACATTATTCATTCTCATAGAAAACTCAAGACCTTTTAACGAAATCATTTTAGCTTTATTATCATAATGATTTATTTTTAATAAATCTAACTGTATGATTTTATTATTTGCATGAACAAATGATGAATTAATTAAATTATTAGCTTTGTTTTTAAGATTATTAGTAAGAATATCTGTACACATTAATGGATATTTTTTCATTAAATCTTCAAAATGATTTAACAAAGGCCAGTCAAATTTAAGAGTATTAAAACCAATCATTATCTTTTTTTTATCACTTAGAAAAGTTAACAATTCTTTTCTTTCATCTTTAACTGGGCTTATTTCAAAAGCAAATATTTTACTTTCTTTTTCAGTAATATCTTTACATAATAGGTAGAAAAAGTTAGTAAATATTTCAATATCATATATTATTTTTTTCATTTGGTTTAATTTCCAAATTGTTAAAATTAAAATTCAGTATTTATTATATCAATTTTAACTTTAGCAATACCATCAATACCAATTAATTTAGCTGCTTTTTTAGATAAATCTATAATTCTACCTTTTACAAATGGACCTCTATCATTAATTCTAACTTTAATTGACGAATTATTTGAAAGATTTGTAACAGTTACTATTGTATTAAATGGTAAAGATTTATGTGCAGCAGTTAAAGCATGCATATTAAATTTTTCACCATTTGCTGTTTTTCTTCCATGAAATTGTTTTCCATAATAAGATGCGATACCAATTTCTGCACTTGCACTTAAAGGTATTAATAGAATTAAAAAAGATATAATTGTTTTTTTCATAAATAGTTATTTAGTTATAAATATTCAATAATTAATTTAATTATTGTTTTATTTGTAAATGTAGGGAAGGAGGGAATCGAACCCTCACGCCTTGCGGCAATGGATTTTCTTACTACTATAGCTTTCGCTACCAATAAAATTGTTTGTAGTCTGGAATGACCCTCAACCATATTCTATAAAAGAAGTTAGGCTACCTCCGTCCATTCTCTACACCTTTTTGGTACTCACTATTATATTTATATATTTTAGTGAGTACCAAACTTGGCTCGGTATTCCCATCAGCATTATCTGTTAAGGCTTCACCGAATTTGAAGGTATTTGCATTTTAATTGTTTCCAACTAAACGCTCAAAATAATGTCATATAATGAAAATGAATTAAGACCACTGATTCAAGAAGCAGTTGAATCATCTAAAACAATGGCCGAAGCATCTTCTAAAGTTAATATAAATTTCAAAACATTTAGAAAATATGCAAAACAATTTGGTTTTTGGATTACAAATCAATCAGGAAAAGGTTGTTCCAAAAAATCACCAAGAAAAATCCCAATACAAGAAATCTTAATTGGTAATCATCCACAATATCACACATTTAAATTAGCCAAACGCCTCATTAAAGAAGGAATAAAGCAACATAAATGTGAAATATGTGGTAATGAAACTTGGAATAATGATTTAATTCCTTTAGAACTTGACCACATTGATGCCAACCCATATAACCATAAATTAGAAAATTTACGATTAATATGCCCAAATTGTCACGCACAAACCCCAACCTTTAGAGGTAAAAACAAAAAGACATTAAAGATATAAGTCCACAGCGTCTACCAATTCCGCCACAACCCCATTAATATTTGTTCTTCAGGGTGGATTCGAACCACCAAGACTCAGTTTATCTCAACTGCCACATTGTCTAATTGTCTCATCTAAGTCTTTTATGTGGTAAATGAATAAGACAATGCTCTACCATTTGAGCTACTGAAGAACCGAATTATATATAAGACCATCATATATATATAATAAGTAGGCCCTGTAGGATTTGAACCTACGACCCAGCGATTATGAGTCGCTTGCTC